AGAAGCTGCATCGAATAAAGCTGCAGTATTCTCTGCAGAAATACCCATTCTTTTTTGAAGTACAGCTGCATTTTCGGTAAGCTTAGCTCCTATATTAGCTGATGTTCCCAATGCTTTTTGGAATGCTATAGTTGATTCTAATGTATCTTTGAATCCTAATCCGGTAGACCTTACATTAGCTTCCATTCTAGTAGCTTCGGCTGTTGATACACCAAGTGCTCTAGATAGACCTACAACACGGTCTTGCATACTAGCAGCACCAGTAACCGCCATTGCTATTACTCCTTTAAGTCCAAAATCAGTAAGTTCTAGTAATCCTTTTCCAAATGCCTTCGCAAAATTATCTCCTTCTGCAAATGCATCCCTTGCAGCTTTAGCAGCATTTTTAAATTCAGGAAATAATTTATTTATAACCGGTATGTCCTGGACAAAATCAGACATGGTATCAAACATTTTTGCTACGTTATCCAGTCCACTGTAAGTTTTAGTTAATTTACGTGCCTCTTTTACTAAATCTCTAGATGTATCTAAAGTATCTTTAAGTATTTTAGCTTGCTTTGCAGCTTCTGCAGTTTCCTCTTTTAGTAGTTCAGCAATTTGCGTTTCTAAGGTATTTTGTCTACCTTTTATAACCTTAATTTTGTCTTCTAACTCTTTTCTTTTCCCTCTAGTTTTAAGATCGTTAACTGATAATACAGCTAGTTGAGTAGCAACATTTAGATTATCTTTTTGTGCTACATTATAAGCCGTATTATCACCTAGGCGAGTCTGTTCTGCTTCAGATAATTCTTTAAAAGCTTGCTGTTGCTGCTTCAAGATATCAACATACATAGCACCTTGCCTGTTGATTTCGGTAATCTGGTCTAGTCGTTTTTTGCTTACTTCGTCTGCCATAAATGAAAAGTATACTTATAAATAGGAAAAGCCTCTATTTTGTTGAGGCTTTTGTAGAGTATGAAGGAGAAATATCAGGGCCTTTAAGACTAAATTCTTTTTTATTAGGGTTAGCCTTTTGTTTGCCTAATTCATCGTAGTATTCTTTAATTGTATGGTATGTAAAATTTCTTAACCATATCGGCATATTGTAGACTGTATACCAATCGTAGCCGCCGTTACCGTTAAAAACTATTTGATGTATAGTATCAAAAACTACTTTCCTATAATTAGAGGTCAGGCCAAAAAAAGTTGAGCCCAATGGGCATCGATACTTCCTCCTCTCTACCTTCAGAATCTTCGTATTTAAATACTAAATTCAGATCAGGATTTACTTCCATATATGCTTTTCTTAATTCTCTAGCATCTTGAGCTAGAAGATAATTATCAACAAATGCTCTTATATCTTTCTGTTCTGAAGAGCCATTAATAGAAGTAATCATATGTTTCAACCTAGTTGTTACATCTGGTTGAGCAGTTTTATTAATTTTTTGTAGTCCTTTAATTTCTCTATCTATAGATTCTTCATCTTTTTGAGTTAGAAGTTTAAAAGTTAGACTGTTGCCGCTTTTTGGCAATGTGAAACTAAATTCGTTTTTTCTATCTTTAAATTTAGATAGATCAACTTCTTTTTCTTTTATTTTAGATAGATCAATTTTAATTTCTTCGTCATTATAATTGACTGAGTAGTCTTTTCCGTATGATAAGATTCTTGCAGCTAGCATTATAGCATTTTTATCTCCTATCAGTAAGTCATTAAACTTAATGCTTTTATCGACAATAAGAGACTGTAAAAGTTTATTTATTGCGGTACCTTGTTTAATGTAGTTTGTGTTAGTAAGTATATCCTCTTCTTTAGCTGTCATATACTTCATTTCTATAGTACCTGATGCTAGAGGGGAATCTTCTGGGTATAGTAACCCTTTTGATGGTAATTCTACCGTTTCGGTAGGGATGTTAAATTCTGCCATAGATTTTATTATTAAAACTCTTTACTATAAATATACGAATAATTAATTTTAAAACAAAAAAAAACCCGGATAAACCGGGCTTCTTTCGATATTTTGGCAATATTAGAAGTTTAATACACAGTAGTCCATTGCCACTGTAATTGATAGATCAATAGCTTCCGAAGAAGACCAGTCTAAAGATCCTTGATCCATATTAATAATGAATGCTCCTTTAATAACCCATTCAGATACGATATCTCCAACAGGTCCTAGTATATTAAGTGTTAAATCTTTCTTATATAAATCAGAGTATCCAGCTCTACCAGTTACTGATTCGTAAGATATACGTGCCCAGTCCATTACTGCTTGAGCACCGGAAGGTGTGATTGGGTCATATAAAGTCATATCCATATCTCCCCATTCTCTCTTTCCTCTAATTTTTCTATAAGTGTTGATATGATCAAGTTTAATTGACTCATCAGTAAAGTTTGGAGCTGAAACGTTCTTTACCATGAAAGAAGGAATACCGTCTGCATATAGTACAAATCTGTTTTGTACCTTAGGCTCGAAAGCTCTAAACATTATTTCATTTGGATCTAATGTTGCCATGTTTTATTATTGCTTTATTATAAATATCAAATTTTTTAATTATGCGTCGAAAGTAGCTCCTGTTGGTTCTACTACGAAGTCTAATACGATAAACTCTGCAGTTCTAGCTGGTTGGATAAATATCTGACCAACTAATTGATTTCTATCAACTACGTCTGCAGTGTTGTTTGAGTCATCCATTACCACTCTATACGAGAATAATCCTTGCTGCTGTACTACTGATTCTAAGTATGGATTTACAGCTGATAAGAATCTATTTCTAGTTGCAATAGTATTTTGTTCGAATACTAAGTTTTTAGCTTGATCTCCTAAGAACTTTTTCAATTCAATTAATAAACGTCTAACGTTTACTCTATCTAAAGCAGAAGACTTAGTTTGTAAAGTTTTCTGACCGAATACTGAAATACCAGTTCCAGGGAAAGTAGCAATTGGATTGACTTTTCCGTTATATAAACTATCTCTATCAGATCTAGTTAATTTCTTTTTAGCTTGAATAACTCCAACTAATCCTCCTCTTACTAGTCCAGCTGGTGCAAACCAAGGTGCTGAACTATTATCTGTAAATGCATATACACCTGGTATTACTGTTGAAGCTGGTACCCATACATTTCTTCCAGTAGCTGATTGAACTTGTAGCCAAGGCCAGTAAGAAGCGGCATATGAGCTGTTATGTCCTTGAGCTTGAGTTGTTACATTAGATACTGTTGTTTCTGCATATCCTACTAAGTCTACTACTGCGATACAATCTCCTCTTGTCTCTACTAATGATACTAAACTATCTACTGTTGTACCGTGAGAAGCGTCGATCAATCCTGGTGCAGAGATTACGTTGAATAAGAATTCATCTTTATTACCTAATAAAGTAATAATGTTAGTGTAATCTGATGCTGCTAATCCTTGGGTGTTAGTTGAGATATCACCGAAGTAGTTATTTGTTGCTTGAACATTATTTCCTGTTCCTGAGTGGAATGAACCAGAAGCTGCAACTGGAAGTGAGTTTGAATAAGTTTCACTAGCTGAATCTGTTCCTATAGTCTTTCCATCATTACCTAAGTAGTTAAAAGTTTTAAGATTTACTGCTGATACATAAATGTAATTTGATTTATTTATATAGTCTCCAGTAGTGATAATATCTCCACTTGATAACGCTTTATACTGATCTCCAATTTTGGCAGAAATATAATTTGGTGAATTTGGATCTAGTGATAAGTTGTTAAAAGTTTCTAAAATAATTTTAGAATTTAAATTGTCGTCTCCTCTTCGGACAGATAAAGTAAATGTACCTTGAGCACTGTCTACATTTGAGATTTCCCAGCGTAAGTTATCTGCTGAACCCGATTTAAGTGAGTTATCAGAATTTTGAACTCCGGCATCTAAAGTACCAGTTGAGTTATTGTAGATAATTCCTTCTCCAATTGTTTTAATTTCAAAAGGTTGAACACTAAGTTTATTAGATGAAGAAATATGAGTGTTTTGAGCGCTTGCCCATCCAGCAGCAGTTGGTACTACTCTAGATACTAGTATGCTTTCTCCTCCTTGATCAAAATAGCTTTTTGCTGCTATTGAAGTAAGGTATTCTTGACTAGTGGAACCACTTTCAAATGTTACACCAAACTTTCTACTATAATCATTATAAGAAGTTACTAACGTAGGAATCTCTACAGGTCCTTTGACCGTAGGTCCGATAATTGCTGCTCCTACTGCTGGTGGTGCTGGTTGGATAAAAGAGATATCGTTTTCTCTTTGAAATACACCAGGGGAGATAATAGTTTCTGCCATGTTAGGTAAAGTTTATTAATTTTCTATTATAAATATAGGGAGAAAATCCAAACACTTTTAGATAAGTGGTATTCAACCTACATATATAAATATGTCCAAACTCTCCTAACCGTTAAGTGGAATAAAAAGCTCGTTATCTATATCAATACGTCCATCTCCGTATTTGACCATAAGGGTATTAGAGAGTTGAATCTCTACTTCTGAGTTTTGTTTAAATCGGTTAATGTTCTCTTCTTTTCTTAATTGAGTAGTAGCTTCTAGTTGACCGATTGAGGCGAATTCGTTAACTACAAACTGCTTACTTTCATTTAAATCTTTAATCATTTTAACTTCTGTAGCAGTAAGTTGAATTCCATCAGGTTTGTTTTGTTTAGCTCCTTTTTTAATGTCTTTTAATGTTGCCATGGTTTACTATCAGGTATTGTTAAGTCTATATCTTGAATAAATTTTACTCCGTTTTTATCTGCCCATTCTTTCCAAAAAATGCTTCCTTCAGAATCTGCACCGTATTTCCTTTTAACATGGAGATCCGTGATCATCATTTGTTGAACGAAGCTTTCTTCTAATGTATGAAACATTTTAGTAAAAGCCAACGGAAATCCAGTAAATATTCTTTCATCCATAGTAGTATAATGAATAGTCCCGTATAAACACTCTTCTTTTTTAGTTTTATTGAGAAGAGGTCTAGATTGTAAATAAGCTTTTTCGTAGTAGTAGTCTAAATCCCCTACATACTTTACATCGCCGGTAACATTAGGTTTAAACTTTATAATTTTATCGTAGCTGAAGATATCTTTGATCATATTAACTACTTTATAGGTAGAATAAAAATAGGAATGACGTTTAGAATAAAACTGCGGTTTATCCATTACTGTATAAAGATTTCTACAGTATTTTTTATACCTGTTAAGTTTTATTAACCAGCGTCCATTCCAATCCATGTTCCAGGTATGACAGTATACATCTGTCTCTTTATCTAAAAACGGAATAATATTGTCAGATAAGTGAGTTAAAAGTCCTGATATGATTACTGCTTTAGGCATATTCTCCTATATAATCGCTACAAATACCTTTTGTAGTTGGTACTTGAACTGTATTAGAACTTTCAGGCATAACTAATATTCCATTATCTATTGGGTAAATACTCCAAATAAATCCTTTTGAAGTTAGAGTAGCATAATCTTTATCATGCCAAAAATAATTTAACTTATACCCTCCTTTATCTATCTCTACTAACTTAGATAATGCTTGAGGATTTTTACAATGAATCCACATCTTATTATAAAAATTTTGAAAGAGATTAAAAGGAAATTCATAATCAGGTGAATCATGTCCTAGAAAGAACTTCCCTTCCTTAAACCATACGTCTATTTCTACATCAAATCCAGCTTTAAGTGCAGTAAAAATATATTCAGGTTTATTTTCTGAATCTGGTCTGGGGCCGGTTATATTTCCTCTATGAGAAATTAAAATCATAATTCTCTAATATAGGTTCATAATTCAACTTAATCCAATCTCCTTGTTGACCTGGAAGTGTATTTACTCTTACATGTATAAGTTGATTGTTTAGCTCTTCAAATAAATCTTTATCGTTTTGGGTTCTTTTTACAAACATCCAGCATGCATCAGTATCGATGAGCTCTACTCCTTGACCTTGTAGTATTTCTACTAAATTCTTTTTACCTGTTTTTAATTTATCGAAATAATTTAAAAAGAATGAATGATGCTTTAAAATAAATTCAATATACCTTACTCCAAGAGAGCTAATTGGGTACATTGCTCGAACTTTACTAAAGTAATCGGTAATATTTTCTTTACTTGAGATTAACGAACCAACTCTCATACCGGCTGCTCCATATGCTTTTGAAAATGTTCTAAGTACAGTTAAATTACTATATTCATTTATTAACGGTACACATGACTCTTTATCAGTTGATTCAATATAAGCTTCGTCTATAATAATATGAATGCCCGTGTCTAATAATTTTTTTATATTATCATTACTCTGATAGTCACCTAATGGAGAATTAGGGTTGGCTAAAATAATAAACTGTGTATCACTATTTATTGCATTTATTACATCATCTACATCTAATCTCATGCTTTTATACTCTACAGTATTTATAGCAGTCTTAAATAAATTGCTGTATACTTTATACATTGGAAAGCAATAATCAGTAGTAATTATATTTTTACCTTGTACATCAAATGTTTCAAAGATAGTCTTTATTCCATTATCACTACCTGGAGTGATTATAAGATTATCTTTGTCTACATTATAGAGGTTAGCTATCTTAAGTTGTAATCTATCTAAATCTGGGTATTGAAATATATCGGTTTGTTCTATAGAGGCAAGAAAGTTATCGAATACTTCATCAGGTAGATAAGTGTTTCTTTCGTTTTGTCCAAGAAATATATCGTATTTATTTCTATCTACTTTTGTTTGATATCTTACTATGTCTTGTAAGTGTTTTTTCATTTTACTAGAAAATCATATTTAGTATTAATTCCAGCATGAATTGCAGAAGCTAAAATACCATTACCTATATCATTATAATGTTTATCTCCGTCGACTAAACCTTCACTATGTAAAGTAAAGTCAGATGCTTTTGCTGGCTTGACGTCAATTATATTAAGTTTATCTAACATTTCCATTGGGGGTATAATTCCCTGAATATCTCTTTCAAATCCTAAACTTGTATATCTTTTATAGTATGCATTTTCATATTCTTTAAGGGATTTTAAAGAAATATTTATATTACCAAAAGATCCATAAAAAACTCTAAAATGGCCACCTAAGGTTTCAAAAGTTTTTTGCAAGTAGTATAATTCATATAAGTAATCTAAAATTCTAAATTCTAAATTAACAAAATTATTGAGATATGTCTCTAAAAAATCACAAAATTCAAAATCTACTTTTTGAGGAAGATCTGGTTTATGGTGGATAATGTTCTTAAGGTTGATTGCCTCCCATTTACTATCTAAAGTTTTTCTAAAGTGAATTTCATCTCTAACAGGGTTAGCTATTTGAACAATAACTAATACATCTTCAAACGTATTATTGTTTGCTATGTAATTTTTTAAAGCTCTAAGTACTGATGTAGTGCCTGAACCTGCAAATCCGAAATTGTATATTTTCTTGATATTAATATGGTGTTTTAATTTACCCATCCAGGTTAAATTCTCAGTAATAAATTCAGCAGTGCAAGGTTGATCTTTAAAGTTTGCAGCTACTTTTTCATTTACCCAATCCATATTATCTCCTAATTGAACATAAGCAGATCCTTGTGTATGTGAGCAGCCACATCCAATAAGAGTGTAATACCTACCTTCTAAATTAACTTTTCTCATTTTTTATAATTTCTAACATTGGTGCAAGTTCTTTATAAGAGCAATTTTTACAATGTGAAGTAGGATTGTTTGTATTACATCCTATTTTTACATTTTGATAATCTTTCGATTCTCTAATTTCTTCTATAGAACTGTCGAATAAGTTACCGAAAGGTTCTGCACCGGTATTCATACAGCACATCTTTACATGACCCTCTACGGTAGTATATAATCCTTCCTCTACCCAAAAACAATCTTTAAAGTCCCATGGAGTTTTTCCTTTAATGTTAGTACCCCAATTAGATCTCAAATAATCAATATCTTGTTGAGTATACCCGCCAGGCATTGACTTATCTTCACTCCAATCTTGTGCAATATTTAATCTAAGTTCTTCTAAGTTATAAACATCAACGATTTCATCCTGAATGGTTTGAATATCCTGTACGTTGGCTGGGTTAACTACATAATTGCATGTTACCCTGCAGGCATGTCTATTCATATCTTTGAAATCTTCTAGAAAGTTTATTAACTTACTCCATTTTGCAGGAGCTCTATCTCTTTCGTAAGATTGTTTATAACCGTCTATACTAAAATATAAAAGATCTATATACTTCATACTTTCATTAAACTTAGTACTCATCTTAGTACCGGGTATAATGGGGTATTGACAGTTAGTTGCAACTATTAAAAAGGCATCTGGGAAGAATTCTTTAAATGTTTTGCATATTTCATCAAATTTAGGGTGAAGCATAGGTTCACCCATACCCATTAGTTTGGCTTCTTTGATAGGGTGATGTTTGAGACCTTCTAACATCTTTCTAAACTTCGGTAACGGCATATGCTGTAAAGCACCGATTACTTCGTCTCTATTACAGAAACTACATTGGAGATTACAGTAATTAGTAGTCTCTAAGTAAACATATGTTATGGGTTTCATATAATAGTATCTATGTATTCATAAATTAACTCAGAAAGTATTCTATCGTCCTCAGCATTTGGATGATCACTAATAGTAAAATACTTATTGTATGTACTAATATACGATTTCCAACATTCATATCCACCCGGAAAGGTGTAGAAGTTTAAATTATCAGAGGTTAACTCTCCTTTTATATTAAATTGATTAGCTACTTCTCCTTCATCTAATTCTAACATAGCTCCAAATACTATAAACTTTCCTCCAAGTTTCTCTATATAAGCATTAAGTAGATTCAACTGTTGACTTAAGTAAGAAAATTCATAGTCCGTATCGGTAAATAATTCTATATCTACTTTAGCATAATTTAGCAAATCGTCTAAATATTCATTTTCTTTGATATAGGCTTTGAATTTATGACTATCCGGTATAAGTTTATCCCAGGAGTTAACTTCATTATCACCGTCAAAGAATACAGTACTTCTCCATTTAATATACTCTTGAGTTACTCTACTATATT